AACGTGCCTTTCCACCAATACTGATTCGTGGCGGCGACAGAATTCCATTGCTTCGGCGGCGACGCTCCTAAATTGTCATGCCAATTGCTGGGATCGTTCATCGCCATAGCAATGATTCCGCTTGCAAATGTTTACCGAGCAATTTCATTCCGCCGCTCAAGCGCTCCCGATGCACGTACACCCACACCATCACATCAACAGTATCAGGTGGTAGTTTTTTAAGAAGAAACACGCGCGGAGTTGCTTTGAACGGCGACAGGTCAAATTGCTTTACCCACGATGTTCGATACACCGTAAGGTGATGGCGTTGATCGCAATGCGCCAAGTGCCCGTTGGCGTAAAGGCTTAGCTCTCTTGCGCACAAAGCCGGCGGCAGATTGAACAACGCATTTTCTATCGCGGTGAACGCATGGGGCAGCAGATAATCGTCATCGTCTACCCAGCACACGTATCGATTGGTAGATCGAGCAAGGCCCATCGTCATGCCTTCACCCAGATGCCCCATGACGCCATCATGAACAATGACGTTGATTGGGTAGGCCGCTTTGCTCTGAGCAATTTTGATCGACTCAAGACAATTGGCGACCAAAGGCGCTGGAGTGTCGATAGACCTCATTACGATCACATCCAGCATCTGCTACTCCCTATACAAAAACGGGCCGGAGTATTCCGGCCCGCGCTCCTAATCGCCCGCACAACAGGAGCTGTGGCCTAGTGCAGCAACTCATCCGTGATGATCGATCGGCGCCGCTTCTTGGGCTTCGTGCTGCCTTCCGCGTCACGTTCCGCATCGATCAAAGCGGCCAAGGCTTTCACCCCTTGTCGCGCCGCGCCAAACACAATCACGGCGTAGGGGGTTTCCGTTTTCATGTCTTGGCCGTAGGCTTTCTGCAGCCGTTGAAACTCCTGGCCGGGATCGGGATAGTCGCGTTCGATTTCGACGTACTCCCCGGTGCGCACGACATTGCCATCATCGAACGTGTATTCGAGAATGGGAATCTCCCACGGAGCCACCGTCAAACTGTGGACCGTGAGAGTGTCGCGTGTCACCTTGACTCGTTCATGTCGCATAGGATCACCTCCTTAAATTTTGCTGCAGATCAATTCTGCTGCAGATACAGCGTGCCCGACGTTGAAACCCTGATCCAATCGTTGTTAAGAGCGCATTGTCCGATTTGACCAGAGGTCAGCGACAGCAATGTCGCCCAGTTGGATGCGTTGGGACCGCCCGGGTACGTGGGCGACAGGCTGGAAGATCCGGCCGGCGATACGTTCAAATCGTTGGTGGACTGCAGCACCAACGTGCCGCCGCTGTTGTTTTCCACGACGACCGTGTTGGAAGGCTTGAACGGCAACGTGACGCCATCGACCTCGCCCGAGAGCAAATGCGCCACGAGGTTTGCGCCCGTGGAGCTGGTGTTGATGGCCGAGCCGCCTTTGGTGGCCGACACCGAAAACGTGGCGCCGCTGGGGCTCACCACATAGTACGGAGTGGCCGCCGTGATGCCGGTCGGGATCGAACCTCCGGGCAGCGTGAACGTGAAAGCAATAAGGTCGCCGGCTGCCGGCGCATCGTAGCCGGGCACCGTGAATACGCCGGGCGACGCGGACGTGCAGGTGACGCCCCCGATGGGATCACCGAACGGCACGTGCGCCACGTCGGACGGCAGATAGATGGGAAGATTGGTGACTGCTAAAATTTGCATGGGTGTCTCCTGATAAGGGTTGGGATGTGCCGGTTACGCGATGCTGAGAACGGCGTGCGCGTTGCGCTTGCCGGTGGTCAGTGCCGCTTTCGCCGTCAATGCAAAGTAATGCACATAACGGTCATACACCCGCGGCGGGGTCCGGTTAATCATCCAGTGCCCCTGGATCGGGCGCAGCTTTAGGAACTTCGTGTTCAAAAAGTAGCACCGCTTCTCCCACAGAATCGTAGGTGAATACAGCACGTCGAGTTCTGTCATCACCGGGTCCCAAATCAGCTCGACGTTCTTGAAGTACAAGCCCGTGCGGATGCCTTCACCCACGGAGCCATCCAGCTCAGTCGGCTTCGCCCGATCGGTCATGTACACCGTGCGGTTGATGGTGCTCTTGGCATCATTGCGGTAGGCATCGAGGAACAATTCACCCACCAAAATGTAGTTGGGTGCCATGCCGCCATAGCGGGTGCAATCGCGCCACGCGATTTCCATCTGCTGGGTCAGGTAACCCGCGGTTGAGGTGCTGATGCCCGTGATTGCGGTGTTCTGCCACCAGCTATACACCGATTGATCGAGGCCGCCGACGACCAGCGACACGGTGGGGGTGGTGGACACCAACAGATCGAGGCCGGGAATGTTGGTCGCCGACTGCGTGCCGTCCAAATGCAGCATGTAGTCGAAATTCTCGTGAAAACCGAGTTTCAGCGTTTCGGAATTTTCCTGCAGAAGATTGGTGAGCTGCACCTTCTCCGCTTCGGAAGGCACCGACGATTTGTCATCGGTCATGATGATGCCGTTTTGCGCCAGCTCATCCTCGTTCAACCCGAAGCCATCATGGAAGCTGCCCCATGTGTATTTCGCCTGCTGCAGCGTGCGCTTGCGGTTGTACGTGACCTGCGTATCGCCGAAATAAGATTGAAAATTAGAGTCGTTGCTGTAGCGGAGCTGTTCCACCACATACTGAAGGCCGCCCACATACGGCTTCTTTTCCTCCATCAATTTTTTGATAAGAGGCCGAGCGACGTTCACCTGATCGATGGGGTCGTTCTTCAAAAAATAGTTGATGGCCGCTGCGCCAGCGTAGGAGAGTTGCTCCTGGGTAAATGGCATTTTATGGCTCCAAGAAAATGTTGATGGGTAGCAAGTGCTATCATCTTCTTGGGCTGGCGGTTCCCTTTACGCCCATTGCAACTGCAATGCTGGTTGACGAAGCCAGAATCAGTCAGAAGCGATCTTGCGCCGATCCTACATCCTTGTAGGAATAAGTGTCAAATTGTCTCAATCCTCGCTTTCATCCCGCGCGCTGACCGCTTTGTCCACGGCACCTTTCATGCCCTTGGCCATCTCGCCGTCGTCCATTTTCTTCTTGACGCCCAAATCGAGGTTGTGAAGTTCCATCGCCATGTGACGACCGTCGTCATTTTCACCCACCGAACTGACGTGCGCTTCGGCATTCAAAGGAAATTTCTCGCCGACTTTGGGCAACGGGCCTTTGTGAAAACCGTGAGTTTTCATATCTTCGCTGCTCAAATGCACCATGGGTTTCATTTTCAGCATCGCATCTTTCATTTTCTTGGCCATGTGCTAGCTCCTAATTTTTCATGCCCGACAGGGCGCCGTTGATCGCATCCAACATCGAAGTAGCGCCGCGCGCCTGCCCTCCGGCGGGATTCTTGTTGCCCCGTAGCGGCTGCTGCTGACCGTTGGGCTTGGCCCCGTTGGGCTTGCCGATCGGTGCGAGCTTCACCGTCTGGTACGCGGCTTTGAACGTCTCCGCCCATTTCGAGGGCGGGATGCTTTTAAACGCCACCTGCATTGCCGGGACGATGGCATCGCGTTTGCGCTGGTATAACGGGTCGGCCGCGCGCATTTCCGTCTCGAATTGATTGAGCGCATTGCGCGCCGTGGACAGCTCCTGCTGCTGTTGCTGCACCGTCTGCTGTTGCTGACGCACGCCGGTTTCAATCTGTCCTTGGAACGCCTTGGCATCGCGCGTGCGCGCAATCTCCTTGGCGTAAGGCAATGCAATCTGACCCCCGCGTACCGCCTGCTGCAAATCGGGATGCTTGGCGAGCGGATCGGCTGCCGTGCGATCGATGTTCAACATGACGGCCAATCGATCGGCCACATCGTTGACCAACTCATATGCCTTCATCCGTGCTTGCGGATCGGGCGAGTTGAATAACGACATCCACGAAATGACTTCGCCGTACTGCTCCGGGGTAGAGCCCGACGCCTTGATGCCGTTGACGATCGTCTCGAAGTCCGCGCGCACTTGGTCGCGCTCCGCCGTCACTTCTTTCGTGGTGCGAATCAGCGATTGAATGCGTTCGCTGGTTTCTTTTTTGAGGTCCTTGGGGATGGGGTCATTGAGCGGATCGGGCTTTTTGGCTTCCTCTTTTCGCTTGAAAGTGCCGTCTGGATTGCGCTCTCCACGAGCGACGGCCGCGGCCTTCTCAGCAGACGTTTCTTGCGCGGGAACCTTGCCTTCGGCATCGCTTTCAGAATCGCCATCGCCCGCGTCCCCATCTGCATCGCTTTCGCCAGTCGATGTATCGCCGTCATCGGCGCCGTCTGCTGTTTCCGCATTATCATCCTCCGGGGGTGTGTGCGCTTCGTCACCTTCAAGGCCCAACGCTTCGTTGATGGCGTTCATGGCGCCGGCTGTCGTGTTTTCTTCGTTTTCCATGCGGGTCTCTTACGGGGTCGGTGGAATGGAGGGGGCCGGCGGCGAACCACCGGGTTGTGGGCCGGTACCGATGGCCGGGCCGCCGGGCGGTGGACCTTGCGGACCGGCGTTGGCCGGCATCGGAGCCGGCGGCAAATCGGGCGCCACGAGCGCTGCCGCGGCTTGAGGGCTGATTTCCCCCTTGAGGGACACCGTGACCGGGGGCTTGGGCGCGGGAGGCGGTGCACCGGCTCCTGGCGAGCCCGGCGGGGGCACTTGAGGGATGAACCGTGTCGGATCGCTGGTATCGCCCATCCGCGTCATCGTTTCCTTGATGAGTTCGGTAAGCGCCTTGACCAACGCCATGTTGCCGGCGCCCATCGCCTGTTCAATCTGACCAATCAGCTCGCGAATCAGCGGCATGATCGTAGCCCACGCCTGCTGATCGGTCTGCGTTTTGGGCTTGCCGGTGGTGCCCGCCTGAATACTGACCATGACCATCGTCTCAATGTCGGTAATCGACATGCCGGGCACTGACGATTGGCCCGTTTGCGGATCGGGCGGCGCCGTGGGGTCCGGCCCCGGCCAAAATGCCTTGGGTCCGGCCATCCGCTGCACGTCCTGCACGGTGAGCGCTTGCAACGCGAGTTCCGCGGTGTACCACGCCATGTCTGTCAGCATCCATTCGAGGCAATCACGATCGGACGTGGTGCGCGCATTGGTCCCCGACTGTTGGATGTTGGCTTCCGTGGCCGTTTTCGGGTTTCCCGGGCCGGACACCGCGGCCGACAGCGCTTCTTGCACGCCCGACATGCGCTCCATGTCATTCAAGATCAACGTGGGGTCGTACAACCGCATGTCGATGCCTTGAACGGGCTTTGGGGCAAACAAATTGGCGAGCGGCGTATCAGGATCGGACGGACGCAAACCTACGTACTCTTGGGACTTCGATTCTGAGAGCTTTCGAGCCTCCGTATCGTCTAATTGCGTCGAATTGAACAGCACCGCGGGGATCGAGCGTTCGCGGGTGATGCGAAACGACGACCGGGAGGCCGAATACTCGTCCTGCAGCTTGTACAAGCGCCATGAAAGCGATTGTGGGTGCCGTTGACCGTCCACTTCGTAGAACGAAAAATAGAAAAACGAATAATAGCGGCTGCTAGCATACGGCGGCTCATAGGGCTTGCGTGCCCATTTCTTGATGCCATCAATGGCGGTGCGCACCATCTTGTCGGTACGGTACCAACGCTCCACCACGCGCAAGAAAGGCTGCGATTCTGCTTCGCTGGTTGAAGTCGTAAACGCTTGCGCGCTCTCTGCCGTCAACATGCCTTGCGGTAACACATTGTCGATGTCGCGCGAAGTCAATTCCCGCGGGGAGGTCTGGTAATACTGCTTGGCGCGTTTTAGATCTTCCGGCTCCAAGTCCGGAAACCGCTCCAGCACATCCTCTTTCGCGATGTACATTTCGTGTGCGATCCAATCGGCATCCAAGTAATCGGCAATCGATTCGACATCCGTCGAGACCTGAATGTTTTCGGTCTTGATGAAGTCGATGACAAACATTTTGTTCACGGAAAGTTCGAGCTTCGCTTCGAGCGCTTCAATGAGCGCATCCTTCTCCATGATTTCCGCTTCACGCGCTTCCGGGTCCATGCTGGAATCGGGATCTTCGAGTAGCTTCTGCTGCGCTTCTAACCGATCCTTTAGCTCGCGGGCATCATTCAACGCCGTTTCGACTTCACCATTCGGAATGCGCTCCGACACCATGATGCATTTGAACCAGCCTTCCCCGTTCGACAGCACCGACCGCACGCCTTTGCGCGCGGCCTTCTTCAACTTGCCGCGCGCCCACAATTTCGAGATGACGATCTGCAGGGTCTTGGCAAACACATCCATTTGCGCCGTGTCAGAATCATCGACCTGCTGCGCTTTGGTGACGGACACATCGGGATCGCGGGCATAGAGCAACGCGACGAGGATATCGATGAACGCGCCGATCAAATTGGTGGTGACGGCCCAGCTCAAATCGCTGGTGCCCGCGGCGTAGCGCCGATCGATGGCTACTTGCTTGCGAAAATTCTCATCGAACTTGCGAGCATCGTTGTACGTTTTCCAGAATTTGGCGACGAGCTGTTCTTCTTGTTCCTCTGTGATCTGGTCATCACCTTCCTCCGGCGCATCCGCGCTCTGCATCCCTTCCGCTTGCCGAGGATCGTCAATAACTCCCGCTTTGACGAGAGAACCGGATGAAGTTGTGGCCATCGCGCGCTACAAAACGCGCCCGAGAACGAATCCCACGATGAGCCCTGCGATGGCCATTCCATATTTAACCGCACCCGTTTCGACATTGGCGGTGATGGCGCCGAACTCGGACGTGACGAGGTTGGCGTGGGTTTCAAGTCGTTGCACCGCATTCTCGATGCGCACCGACCATGAAAAATCCTTCGGCAGCGGGTCTTGCGCCTGCAAAGGCGTCGGAGTCGGATCGGTAGTCGCCATGATGAACGTCCCTATTTGAGCAAATCCGGTTCAGCGGATGTTTTCGAGGCATCCACCTTCATTGGCCCCGACGCCGCGGTAATATCCACATGGGGCGATGAGTGCACGGTGCTCGCGGCGTCCTGTGCGGCCTGCGTTTCAGCCTTGTTGGCCTGCGCGCTCTTGGCCAGCGAATCGCTGATGGCCTTGCGCCGCGCTCGATTGGCTTCGGCAATGGCTTCCTGCTCCGGGGTCAGCTTCGAGGAAGGCGACGTGGCGCCGCCTTCGGTGGACGTTTCCGCGATCGGCTTGTAATTCGGATTCGCGAACGATGACAGCTCCGCGGGCTGGACCAGCCCTGACGGATATCCTGCCAACCGTCGCCGGGTGCGCTCCACTTCATCGGAACCTTTCTGCGGACGATGATAAACCTGTGCGGAAGGAAGGGTACTCATGGCGGTGGCGGCTCCGGGGGAGTGGATGGAAGGTTGGGGTTGGTGGGTTTTTGCGGCGGAAACAACTGATTGTACAGCCCGAGCAACACGACGGCGATACCGAGCGCTTTGGTGGCCTCACCGCGGGGCTTATCCGCAAGCCATTGCACCCACTGAGCCTGCGTCTGCAGTGCGTATCCGATGACGACACCGATCACGCCCATCAACTTCGTGAGGTGGCTGCGAATGGCGAACCACGTGACTTTGGTGAGATACAGAAAACGATCCGTCGTCATGGAACTCCCTCAAAAGTAACGGACTTTGGGCTTGTCGGAATTCGAGCCCCACTCAAGCCACCGCTCCGTAAACGGCTGAAGAATATCTCTCGGCTTCTCGGAAGGCAAATGCGCGTCCGTCATCTTGTCAACCCCCCGACCCAAGAGACCGCACACATCCGCCGCATCATCCCATCGTCCGCCGGGGAACTTGCACAGTTGATCGATGACTCGATCGGCCCACACGGTTCGCAATGGCAGATGAACGGTACGGGCTTTCACCCTGGCGTGAAACGCCTGCAGCTTCATCGATTTGTCGCCAATTGCAGGGAGCGCCTCCATCGCAGTGTAGCGATTGCTACGCCGCATGGCATCCCTGATCGCATGACCAATGGCTTTGTCGATCAACCCGCCTTCATGAAAGCAACGCAACGGCTTGTGCAATCCGATCATGCGAATGAGGGCTTTTATTCCTTCATCGGTTTCGCATTGCCGGTAGAACCAATCGACCACCCAGATATCACCCCGATGGTCCATTCCCGCCACCCCTATTTCCGTGAAGTCGGGATCTTTTTTCCCCTGCGTCACTTCCATCGTGGCCCAGTCTACGGCCATGTAATACTTGAGGGTAAGGGGCAGCGCTACTTCTTCGTATTGGAGAAGGTAGCTCATGTTAAGCAGGTTGGGCTAGGCAAGTCGAACTAATCCGCGCGGGCCAAACCGACGTTGTAACGCAAAAAATCTTCCGGGTTGAAATGCACGCCACCGAACGGTGCCGGCCGCTGCTGAAAGAGCGCCGCCCACGTCCGAGCCGCCCGCGGGTTATCCCGCCAGATGGCCCAATGCTCCCGCGGCCAGTGCTCCGGCCATAGAAACTCTCCGCGCTTTCGCCCCACCGGATCATCATCGCGTTCCGCCTCCGCGGGCAGACACAGAACTTCCCACGTCTGCCCATCCCGGCATTTAATCCTGCCCGATTCGCCGGCATAGTATTCCGGCAGTATCTCTCCGAGCAAATCCGACTCGTGCCAACGGGTCATGATGGCCAGCACCGACATGTGCGGCTTGGCGCGGGTCATCGCCGTGTCGATGTACTCGGCGTAGATTTTATCCCGGATGGTGGGGCTGTCCGCCTGCTCACGGTTGGCCACGGGGTCATCGATGATTAGGAGGTCGCAGCGATTGCCGGTGATGCCGGCGAGCATTCCCGCCGCCATGAACGAGGAACCGTTTGAGAGGGACCAGTCATCGATCGCCCGCTGATCGTCCATAAGCTGCGGGCGGCCCGGCCATAACGCCGTGTACTGCGGGTCCCTCACGATGGCCCGCACCTTGCGAGATTGCTTTGCGGCAATCCCCGTGGCGTAGGACGCCAGGATGACCTGAGTATTGGGCTTGCGCCCCATCGCCCAACTGGAACCCACCACCGGGGCATACGTCGATTTGCCCGAGCCCGGCGGAGCTAAGATGATGCAGCGTCCCCGCGGCGTCTCGATGCACCGCTGTATATGCGCCATCATGATCTTATGATGCACGGCAATCCGCTCCGACACCGGAGCATATGCTACTGGCGTTGACTCGAACCGATTGATGAGCCGTCCGGTAATGGGATCTTCCTGATCGTCCGGCTCATTGATCGACGGCACTCCTGGAATAACGATGGCTTGACTGTATTCAATGAGCGAGGCACGCGCCCGTTTGCGGCGTAGGAACTCCTGTGCCGCCCATTCCGCGCTGACGTTCATTCGAGCAACGGATCAACGAACGGTTCGTCGTAGCAATCGCTAATACCATGGGGATCGGAAGCAGGGGCAACAGTGGGGTGGGGCCGGGTTTCGACCACGACAGGGTTTTGGGACCCTCCAATCCGGGGCAGCCGTTTTTGTTCTATTATTGAGACCAAATCCTCATCGCTCATCGCCGCCAGAATGGCCGACTGCCGTTTGTTGGGTGGAATCTGGATCACCGCCTGCGTCGGCTTGCCATACCCACGATCGAGAATCGAGTTAGCAGCCGCTACCCTATCCGAATCCTTGAGGCCATTCGCCATGACATCTTGAAGGGTGTCGATGGCGGTGGGCGCCAGCGCTTGGGCGAGTTGGGATATTTCCTTGCTCATAAAAGAAGGGGGTCCTTGACGGTCAGCGACGTGATTGAGTGTATCAGCGCATTGCGGGCCGTTTGTTTTTTGCGCCAGCGGCGGTAGGACACTCGTGCTGATTCCACGTTGAGCCCTAATGCCTGGGCCGTTTTTACGAAACTACCCCCGTGGTCCGCCAATGCCAGATGCAACTGCTGCATTCGCGCGCCTGCGGCTATTTCCCGTTCGGTGCGTTTGCGGCGGCTGGGCGCCGGTACCCCTTGGAATTTGTTGATTGGGTTCATGTTCGCAAACGATAGGTTAGTTGTTTGCGAATGTCAAGCTGTTTGTTCTAGAACGACAAGCTGTTTGTTCTAGAACGACAAGCTGTTTGTTCTAGAACGACAAGCTGTTTGTTCT